CAGGATACTCTGGTTAGCGAGCAGTGCGATCAGCCAAACGAGCTCGTCTAAAGCGAGTTCGAAGTTTTCAGCTTTCATGAGCTTGTCGCCGAGGTTCGCTAGTCCGCCGTAGCGCTTAGCTATTTCCTTGGTTGCGCGCGTAGTCAGAACCAATTCATATTCTTTGACGCCAATCGCAATAGATGCGGCGCGTTCGTTTTCCATCCGTTACCTCCATTATCCTTCCGCCGCAAACGTCGGCTCGTACACCTGGGTATACCAGCCGGTGATCGTTGCCGGCAGTACGCTCGCGTCGTCCTCGTTCACTTCGGATTTCCAGGGATGCTTGCCCTGACCGTCCAGCTTATTGCGTCTGAGAATCGTGCCTTCGACCGTCGGTGTGTTGAAGCTGATGCTGTCACCTTTCGTGGCCAGGTTCGTTGCCGGAATACCGAAGATCACACGATAGACCCAAAAATATCGGTATTTGCCATTGCTTTTCTTCGCCCGAAAACCTACCGCCACTGGTGACGGAATTCCCTCGCTTTGCGAGATCACCACGCCGTTGTCATCGATCACCGCACCGACCAGATCGCCAGCGACCGCTGCGCCGATATCGTTGATCCCGAGCGACAGTTTTCCGCTTTTGAATTCCTTCACGACCTCCGCTGCGGAATCGTCGGCAAACAGCGTTGCTTCGTTGAGCTCGATCTCCAAATCGGCAGACATCGCCTTTGCCAATAGCAGCGGAGTCCCATATGTTTCATTACCGCTGGTGTCCTCCGTGATTTTCGAGTAAAACAGCCGATCCAAACCCACTGTGGCCATTTATGCTTCCTCCCTCTCATGCATGATATCTATGGAATAATGGTGGTATTTCGTCTCCTCCTCATATCCGATATACCGCCGATCGGATACCGTGAACCCCGCCGTCAGTAGAATTCGGACGAGTAGGTCTTTCTTCTGTGTATAGTTCCTCTTCGAAAAAAGCGACAATCGCGCTTCCTCAATGTTCATGCTCGGCGCGTCATCCGAAAACAGTGCGAAATGATCCGATATCGGCGTGATCACGACATACTCGTCCGGCGCAGCCTTTGAGAAAACGCCAGTTTCCACTGGAAGTCCGGCGCTTTCCACGATCATATTCAGTTCTTCCAACATACTCACGGGAGATCCAGCTCCTCCTTTAGTACGGATTGCATTGCCTCGATGCACGGGTTTCGGCTCGAGGACTTCGTCTGCTTCAAAAACGGTTTCGGCGGTTGTCCGTGCTTGCCGTACTCCAATAGATTAGCGAGCATGGCGTTACTCACGTTGCCGCGCTTTTCATCAAAACCAACCTTCACATCGTAAACACCCCCGTCGTTCACCTTTACGGGGGAAACGCCAAGCGCTGCAAGCAGCTTGCCGGTGGAACGGGATTTATTCTTCGTATTCCGACCAATCACCGAGCTCAGATTCGACTTCATTTTCTCAAATACGACCTTACCGCCTGCTTCAAGTGCTTTGGGTATCGCGGTATCGGTTTTCTCTGATGCCTTTACCAGCTGATCCATGAAGATCGTCGGCATCCGAATCGTTATTTTAGCCATGAGATGCCTCCGTAACTTTCCCCAGAACCTCCAGATACATCTTTCTGCCCTTCACATCCTCGACCGACGTGATTTCAAAGCGCTCATCACCACACCGGATCACATGCGCCGTGGTCACCGATAGACCCGGGATGACACGAAATTGGAACAGATCCGTTGCCTCCGAAAAGGCTGCGCGGTTGACCCATTTCTGGGAGCCGTGCCGCCCTTCCCGGTAGGCATGGATGGAGGCGAGGATGATATCCGTTCTCGTTGCGAACCCTTCCGCGTCTTTTGTAACTGTCTCCATGACGATCGATACTTGTACATTCATTCTTCCAAAGCTCATATGAAAATCCAGTTTCGATCCAGTCGCAACAGCGTGTTGACCGTGTCCCACACTTGCTGCCCGGCCTGTACGTTGTCCGCGAAAAACCCACCTGTGCTGCCATCCCGGCTTTCGTAGAAATGGGAGGAGAGCATGATCACGGCTTGCTCTGTCGTTGCTGGCATGGCCGCCGCTTCGTACGTCCCGGCAGTCAGATGCTGGTAGCTCTCCGCGTAGGAAAGCGCGGCGTCGATCAGGCGCTGCAGTAGTTCGTCATCCGCGTCATGCTCGAGAATTAGGTTGGCTTTGACTTTACTCAACAGCGTTGCCATATATTACGACTCGCCCGGTTCATCCGCCGCCATGATGCCCGCATCCTTGAGCTTTTGCAGCAGGGCATTAAAATCGATAACCATTGCTGCAACCTCGGCAGCAGTGCTTCCCGCTTGATTGGCGGCCAAGTTTACCATACCGGCATTGTCTGCAGCAGCGGCAGGGAGCCCCGTCACCGAGGCCCCCTCCTTAATCTCCAGAGTACCGCCAATCACCAGCCTATTTCCGCCATCGGTCGCGTAGTTTTTACAGTTGTGGGTCACGTCGCCCACAGGCTCTTCTGTGATTTGCATATTACCCCTACGTTACGCCTTCTGCTGTAGGACCTTGATCGCTTCGGGCAGAATGAGCTTACCGTCAAGCCGCTGGGACGCGAGGAATCCGATCTGACCGGTGGTTGCGTACAGCTCGTTCAGACGCTTGAAGGTGCGGCCCTGACGATCGGCGATCCAGTAATAGGAGAAGTCGCCGAAAGCGATGGACTTGTTGCCCGCGCTGACGCTCGGCATGAACTCGCTGGTGACGATCCGGTGTCCGAGGATCGTATCCGGCGCATTTTCCGTGATACCCGGACGCCAGAGATACTGACCGTCGCCATCCTTGAGTTTGCGCAGCAGCTTCACTGTAGTGTCGTTGAGTACGAAAACCGCACTCTTTCGATACGGCGCACGCAGCGAGTACACAAGGTCGATCAGCTCATCGCCCGTGATTGCCGAAGCACCCGCGGTGGTCACACCGACTTCCGCGCCGCCGGTCGTGTGCAGAATACCGATGGGCTTGCTCACGCCGTTGCCGGTGAGGAACGCATCCTCTTCCTTGTCGCCGATGCGTTTGCCGAACTGATCCGATACATACCCTTCGATGTCGAAGACACTATCGGAGAGCAATTCCTCGGAGACCTTGATCATGGTCGCGAGCTTGTATGCCCCAAGCACAACCTGCGAGAACGTATCGTCCGAGAGCGGGTAGGTACCCTCTTCGTCGACCCAGTCGGCGGTGCCTTTTGACGCAACGACCGGGATCTTCCGATCGCCGAAGCTGGTCTGGATCACGTGGCAGAGCGGACGCAGCACATTCGCAGCTGTCAACTTCTGCACCAGAGTGTGTTCAAACTCGTCCGGCACGAGATAGCCGCCCTCGCTGTCGGTACCTTCCAGCAGGGAGTTCAGGATCTCGGGTCTCGGGTTCTTGGAGCGGATCGCGTTCCAGAACGCCTTTTTGTACGCGTCGGACGCACGACCCGTTTTCAGGTCAGATGTTACCTGCGCCGGCTTGCTGGTCAGCGGATCCGCAGTGGGTTTGTTCAATTCGGCATCCAGCGCCGTCTGCCGCTCCAACCGGTCGATCTCCTTGCCAAGGTTCACAACGTCGGATTCCATCTTTTCGTAGGTCGCAACGTCTTCAGCGGCGAGCAAACCGTCCGAGCCACGCTTGGTGTCGAGAAATGCTTTTGCCGCGTCCCACGCTTTGGCGCGCTTCTCGCGAAGTTCCTGAATCTGGTTCATATTTCTCTCCTTATTTCTTTAAAAGATTTAGCCGCTGCAATAGCGGCTCTGCGGGATATTTCGGTTCTGCGGGTGTTTCGATAGGCGGTTTTTCCGCTGCAGATTGTTTTGCCGCCTGCATATGCCCCAACTTGTTGAGCAGAGAGTTCGTCACCGCTCTGCGACTGAACTGGTAGCTGTTGATCGCCATGCCGTCCGGAACACCCGTTTCGCGCGTCAGGATGCCATCCGCGAAGCCAAGCTCGATCGCTTTTATCGCGTTCATCCAGGTCTCGGCGTCCATTAAATTGGAGATTTTTAGCCTCGACATACCGGTTTTCAACTCATATGATGAGATAATGCTTTCCTTTACCTCATCCAGCATGGCAATCGCCTTCTGCATTTCCTCTGTGTCGCCGATGGCTACCGTCAGCGGGTTGTGCACGAACATCAGGCTTGTTGGTGCCATGAGCACCTCCGTGCCAGCCATGGCGATGACCGACGCGGCGCTTGCGGCGATGCCGTCAATTTTCACGGTGACGCGACCTTTATACTCCATTAACATGGTGTAGATCTGGCTCGCGGCAACGCAATCGCCGCCCGGGCTATTCACATAGATCACGACGTCGCCCTGACCTGCGTTGAGCTGTTCTCGAAATAATTTCGGGGTGACGTCATCGTCAAACCAGCTCTCTTCAGCGATCACGCCATCGATGGTTAAGATGCGGGTACCATCTTCATTTCGCACCCAGTTCCAGAATTTTTGTCGGTTCAAGAAGAATCCTCCTGTCTGTCTGTTTTGTGTTCATCGTTCTTACGAAGCTTTTTCACAGCGGTGCTGCTTTTTGTTGGTTCCCCTCCGACCACGACCACACGGTTTTGAGGGGCAGCAAGTAGCATCATGGCTCCGTTGATCAAGTACAGATCCCCACCGAGCTCCGGCGCGATACGATCAAGATTCTCCAGCTCGCGGATATCATTCGCGCTCATCCATCCGTTTTGCCGCGCGGTGGCGTAACCGCTCATGCGCGAGGCATAGTCGCCGCGGAGAAGGCCATCGACATTGAACCGGATAAAGTATTCCGGCTTTTCGCTCTCGCTGAACAGCACCCTGCACATACTCTGTTCCCAGCGCACGACCCAGGGATCAAGGGTGTATTTTACAAATTCCAGCGACTGCT